ACCGGTGGCAACGATGCGATTGAGATTGTCGGTATCGCAAGTTTTCTTCGTGACGCTGCGAAGGCTGATGAGCGTTTCAATACTGAGATGCGTAAAGCTGCACAGAATGTGGCTGAAAATCTGAATGAGAAGGCTAAGGCTGAGGCTGCGACTGTCACCCGTTCTCGTCAGGCGACTGAGGTGATGAAGGGTATGCGAGCTAGGCGTGACCGTATTCCTACTATCAAGTTGAGTGAAAAATCTGCGTTTGTTTCTAAGTCCAACCCGAACCGAAATCGCAAGCGCAAGGTGACCAGGGGAGACGTGTTCTTTGGTGCTGAGTTTGGTGGTCAGGCTAGGCCTAGAACCAAACAGTTCTTGCGTCATCGTGGGCGTTCAGGTTATTTCTTTTGGCAGACTGTCCGTAAAGAGAAGGGCAATATCGCCACTCAATATCTGGACGCTATTCAGAGGGTGTTAAACACGCTTAAAGATAAGCCTTGACATTCCGCTGGTTTCCTGTACCCTCTAGGTAGGAGGGGTTATGGCTGTTCTGTTTAGGAATGTGAAGTCGATTTATCCCAAGCCATTGGCTTCGTCTTGGGAACAACTTAAAGAGCTGTTGTCGTTGCATGAGGAGAACGCTGTCAAGGCTGCGGGTGCGTTGTGGTCTCCGGTTGAGTATGACGCTGGTACTACCAGAGGTAACCGTAATGTCAGGTTTGTTGAGGCGTTGGTTGTGGACATGGACGGTGAAGCGTTTGACCATGCTCGGCTTGATGGTTTGGAATGGTTTGCGTATTCGACTTATTCGCATCGGTTGGATGATCCTCACTATCACCTTGTTTTGCCGTTAGCGGAGAAGGTGCCTGCTTCGTTGTGGCGTATGGTGTGGCAGGAGTTGCATGACCGTATCGGGTTGGTTGGTGACCCTCAGACTAAAGACCCTGCTCGTATTTTCTATCTACCTCAACACGCACCGGATCAGCCGTTTGAGTTCCATGAGGGTCATGGTGTGTTGCTTGATTCATCGTTCAGGTTGGATGTTGAACCTGTTGTCAATCCTGTGTCGCCTCGCTCGAAGCAGGTGCGTCAACCTCGTCAGCGTCGTGCTGGTGCAGAGGTGTTGTCTGAGGCTTGGTGGAACGCTCCTGTAGATATTTCTCGTTGGGATGGTCTGACAGGGAAGGCTTTGTATTCTGCGATGCTTGATGAGTTTGTTGCTTTGCGGAATGGGTTGTCTGTTATTGAGTAGAATCGTCGCATGGCTGGTGAGCGGACGTTCGTTGTTAAGTTTATTTCTGATACCGCTAAAGCCCAAGCAGGATTCAAGGGGTTATCTGGTGGGCTGAAAGGTTTACAGAAGTCGGTTGGTGGTGCTATCCCTGGTTGGGGTCAGTTGGCGATTGGGGCTACCGCAGCCTTCGGTGCCATCGCTGTTGGCCTTACCAAATCGGTCAAGGCTGCGATGGAAGACCAGAAGTCGCAGGCAGAGTTGCAACGTCAGCTGGAGAAAACCTTCGGAGCCAATGAAGCGTTGACTCGTTCTGCTGAGCGGTATGTGTCGGTGACACAGATTCGAACCGGAACGTCGGATACTGAGCTTCGTGCGTCGCTGGGTTTGTTAGTTCGAGCAACAGGTGACCTCACTCAATCGCAATCGTTGTTAAATACTGCGCAAGATATTTCGGCTGCAACAGGCAAAGACCTAAGCAGCGTGACCACCGCTTTAGCCCGTGCCAGCCAGGGACAGTTCACAGCACTATCAAGACTTGGCATCCCACTCGATGAGAACATCAAGAAGTCCAAGGACTTTGAAAAAGTTGTTGGTCTGTTGAATGACCAGTTCGGAGGTGCTGCGGAAACCGCTGCGAATACGTTCGGTGGACAGTTAAAGATTTTGCAAGGTCAGTTCGGTGAGATTTTAGAAACTATTGGTGCAGCCCTTCTGCCATATCTACAAAAGTTTTCTGACTTCTTAGTTAAGAACGTGGCACCAGCAATTCAACGTGTCACCTCAGTCATCGGTGAAAAAGGTTTGGTCGCTGGTTTCCAACAACTGCTATTCGAATCAGGCAAAGCCGGGCCTGCGATTATCTCAACATTCAAAAGCATCGCCGTTGCAGTAGCCAATGCTGCAAACATAATGTACAAAGCTGCCTTTTTTTCTTTGGCAGTAATAGACCCGAATATCGCAAATAAAATTAAATACACCTATAAAGCAATATCTGGTTCTGCTGTTGATGTTGACAAACTCAAAGCATCATTTGACGCAATCGCTGTACCAGTCAACAACTACAAACTCAGCATCCGTGATGCAATCAATCAGCAAACCAGTTTCAATGGTTCAGTCGAGGAATTAGGTAGTGAAGAAAAAGGTTTGGGCAAGGTCACTAAGACTTTGAAGAAGGCCACCGAAAAGTTGGATGAATACAACAAGAGCCTGGGTGTGTCTGAGCGTTTGCAGGATAGGTTGAATAAGGCGAGCAAGTCTGAGGAGAAGTCGCTTGCTTCGTTGACTGATGCGAATACGAACCTGGCTAACGCTAAGGCTAGGTTGGCTCAGATTGAGCGTGGCTTTGGTGCTGGTTCACCGGAGGCTTTGGCAGCGCAGAAGGAATTGGATAGGGCGCAGAGGGCTCAGGAGCGGGCGACGTTTGCGGTTGAGGAGGCTATCTATTCGGTGGCTGATGCTGAGAAGAATTTGGCTGAGGTTCGTAAAGACCCTGAGTCTTCACCGATGGATATTCGTCGAGCAGAGTTGAATCTGGCTGAGGCGAAGTTGTCGGTGAAGGATGCGATTGATTCTCAGATTGATTCGACTAAGGAGTTGAATGACCAGCAGACGTTGCTGAATGAAACTGTCTATGGTGCGACGGTTGGTTCAATTCTTTACGATGAGGCGTTGAAGAATCTTACTGATGCAACTACTGAACAGGCATCAGCGTTTCAGGCTTGGGAGGATGCGGTCACTAGCACGAAGGACGCTCAGGATGAGTTCAATAAATCGTTGCAGGCCACAGCTGATTTGATTGCGAAGTATCCGAAGGTTTTGGGTGGGATGCCTAATCCGATGGCTGGGGTGTCGAGTCAGGTGCCGGTGACGGCTGGGGGTGCGTTTGCGTTGCGTCCGAATGATACGTATCAGATCAATATCAATGCTGCGATTGCGGAGCAGGGTTTGCCTCAGAAGGTGGTTGAGGCGTTGCAACAATACAATCGGAGTATCGGCAAAGTTCCTGTAGTGACGAAGTAACGTCATGTCTGTTGCGATTCCTAACTGTGGCACCTATACGGTTGAGTTGGATTATGGTGCGTCTACGAACGCTTTCTTGTTGGATTCGGTTACGGCTGGGATGTTGGATTCGACCACATATTTTTTGGATGGGACAACCGATTTTCAGGATGTGACCGCGTTCGTTAAACAGGTGTCTATCAATCGTGGTAGGCAGAACAGGTTCCGTGACCCTACGGGTCAACCTTCGACTGCGGTGATTCAGATTGAGGATTCGGATTATCGGTTCAGCCTGGTCAATGAGGCTTCACCTTATTGGAACGCTACGAAGGACAGGTTGGGGTTTGAGTTGAACTCTGCTGTGCGTATCAGCCGAAACGGGGTGTACCTGTTTGTTGGTGTTATCACCCAATATGACCAGCGAATCGAGAACCCGAACAGGTCACTTGTGACAATTAACTGTTCGGATGCGTTGTTCACTTTGAACAACCGTAAGATTGTTCAGAACCCTGTTGTTGCTCAACGCTCCGATCAGCGTATTGAAGCGGTGTTTGATAACGAAGAACTGTTCACCCGCCCAGGTCAACGTGAACTGGAAGTTGGTGTTGCTAATTTGGGTACAGCACCGATTGACTCTTCGTCATCTATTTTGGAGTATTTGTTGCGTGTGAATACTGCGGAGCAGGGAAGGATTTTTATGAAGGCTGATGGGACGTTTGCTTTTGATCGTCGTCTGGTTGGTGAGTATCAAGCGATTGAGGCTGTGTTGTCTGACGCTGGTGGTACCGCTATCCCGTATTCGTCGTTTGAGATTGTGAACAGCTAATGGCTTTCTTCGGTGACTTTGTTGTAACGATTAACGAAGCAGAACTCGCTGCAATCCTCGCAGACTTTTATGCTGCATCAAACGACCAACGACCTAACGACTTCACCCCAACGAACCCGTCAGTAATCAACACAGTCAACGTCGCTATCGCCCCACCAATCCCAACAGCAGGAGACCTCCAACCCACCATCGAGTTCGCTCAAGCTGTGGTCGCTGATTCGGTAGCGGAGTTCGGTGTACAAGAAACACCATTAGTAGTGACCCTGCTGGAAACTTTGGATGATGCCGGAGACCTCGCAGGATACCTAACCCGACCAGTACCGGCGTTCTGGTTCGGCAACATCCAAGTCGTCATGAATGGTCTTACCGATGCACAACGCACCACCATCACCAACCTAGAAATCGGCTCACAAATCTCCGTCACCAAAACCTTCCCCAGCCCATCCAGCCCCGCCTCAGTCACCCAACTCATGGCCTTGGAAGGCATCAGCCATGACATCACCCCAGACCGTCACATAGTCACCCTGTACACCAACCCTGCCCGTATCTACACCTACTTCACCGTTGGCGGATACACCACCACAACAACCCGCACCAACCTTGTCACCAACCCAAACTTTGAAACCAACACCACAACTTGGGCTGGTGCCTCATGCACACTTTTAAGAGTTACAACCAATCAATACATCGGTACAGCATCAATGCAAATGACAAGCGCAAGTGCAGGTGATTTAACAGCAAGAACAGCATACGAACCGAACTCGCCTGCATCGGTTGGTTTGTCGTATACGGCAAGTGCATACGTTTACAACTCTGCTGGCAACAATCGTCAGCACCGAATAAGCATCAGATTTTTTACTAGTGGCGGGGCGCTAATTTCAACTGCTGCTGGAGTTGATACAACAATAAATGTTGGTGCTGGTTGGACTCGTTTAAGTGTTACCGCAACAGCCCCAGCCACTACAGCAACTGCTGACGTGGTTGTGAATATGCAATTAAACAACGGGTCTTTGTCAAATGTGACTTTGTTAGACGCTGTGCTACTGGAACAAGCCTCGTCAGCCCTTCCTTATTTCGATGGTACTTATGCTGACACCTATACGGGTTACACGTTGACCAGTCAGTCATGGTCAGGCACAGCGAACGCCTCGACCAGCACCGCCACATGGGGGTTGACATCCAGTTTCGTTGGGTCGGAGTTGAATGATGATACGAAGGGCTTAGGCTAAAGTAGAACTATGGCTGGTCTTGGAAGGAAAGTGTTCGCACCTGGGGATGTGTTCACTAGTACAGATTTGAATGGTTATCTGATGGATCAGATGATTATGGTGTTCGCTGGTACAGCTGCACGAGCATCAGCAATCCCAACACCATCGGCAGGAATGGTTTCATATTCAACAGCAACAGGTGTGCAGGTTTATAACGGCACTACTTGGGTGAGCGTGTAAAGTAGGAGCATCATGCCTGGACTTGGACGTAAAGAATGGTCACCTGGTGACGTATTAACCGCATCAGATGTCAACGGCTACCTCATGGATCAATCCGTGATGGTGTTCGCAGGCACCGCAGCACGAGCCTCAGCCATCCCAACCCCATCAGCCGGAATGGTTGCCTATTCAACAGCAACATCGTTGCAGGTGTATAACGGTTCAGCGTGGGTTGATATTTCTACTGGTTATGGCTCTGCAACAGGTGGAGCTTCTTCAACTGCAATTACGGTTAGTGGTACTACTTACACGATGTTGACCTTCACATCTGACTCGAATCTTGTTGTGTCTCGTGCTGGGCTTTTTGATTGCTTGCTGGTAGGCGGTGGAGGCGGTGCAGGCTCAAATAGTGCTGGAAACATTTATGCTGGCGGTGGCGGTGGCGGTGGAGTTACTGAACAAACTGTTTATTTAGCAGCAGGAACCTACGCAGTAGATGTCGGAGCAGGCGGGCCGTTTGGAGGTAACGGACGAAACCAAGGTTTGCCTTCTCGCATGAGTGCATCAGCACAAAGCCTTATGGCTTCTGGTGGTGCTACTGGTGGTGGCGATATTGTCGGTTTTGTTCTAGGGCCTGCAGACGGTGGCGGTTCAGGCGGTGGTGGTTTTGGTGTTACCGCAAGCACATTCTCAACTGGTGGTGTAGCAGCTCAAGGTAACAACGGCGGTAACGGTGTAACAACTACAGGTCAAGCAGGCGGTGGCGGTGGCGGTGGAAGCGCTGTTGGTTCTAATGGTTCGGGAACCGTAGGTGGTAACGGTGGCGCAGGCTTTGACGCATCCACGTTTCGTGGTGAGACCGCAGGTACGACACGCTATACAGGTGGTGGCGGTGGTGGTGGTGCTTCAGGCGGTACTGGCGGTTCAGGCGGTGGCGGTAATCGAGGCGTTGCTGGCACGGCAAACACCGGTGGCGGTGGCGGTGCAAACACAGCGCTTGCAAGTAACAACGGCGCTGCTGGCGGTTCGGGCATAGTTCTAGTGAGGTTCAAGGCATGAGCGAAGCACAGTATTTTGCACAGATTGATGACAACAATGTTGTTACTCATGTAGCTGTTGTTGAACGAGATTTTCTTGAAGCGAATCCTGAACGATATACGGGACGTTGGGTTGAAACTTTTGTTGATAGGCCAGATAAAACTTATGCTGGCAGAGGTTTTATTTACGACGAAGATTCGGATAACTTCGTTGAACCAGAAGTTGTTCTTCCGTAGTCGCTGGTTAGTCCTTGTTCCTGCGTTACTTGGTTTCTTAGTCACAGCATCGTCTGCGAAGGCTGACGGGTTTGGGGTTTGGGAGTTCTCGAAGTCTTGTCTTGCTGTTGAGGGTGGGCAGGTTGTGTTGGTTGAGGGTGGGTTTAGGTTGACGGGTGCTGATGGTGGGACGTGTGCTGGTAAATCGCATTGGGTAAAACTTGAGGCCATCATCCCAGAGGACACAAACGAACTGGGTTTTGATTGGGTATATCAAACCAATGATGGGTCTTGGTATGACCCACCGCAAATCATTCTCAATGGGGTTATCACGAAGCTGACGAATGAGAACAATGCCACCGGATCAGGGTTGATTCAGGTTGAGGCTGGTGATGTGTTTGCGTTCCAGCAGTACTCGACTGACTCATGCTGCCAACCAGGCAACCTCACGATTACAGGTCTGACATTAGGCTTGGGTGAATGGGTATCTACAACCTCATCCACAACAACGACGACGACCTCTACTACTACTGTCCCGTCAACGACTGTCCCTGTCACCAACCCGACTACTACGACAGTTCAAGAAACAACTACTACGACTTCGAGTCTTCCTCAAACATCCGTCCCATCAACCACAACGGAACCACCACAAACGTCAACAACAATCCAAGAAACAGTTTCAACGGTTACCTCAACTAGTTCAACGACGACAAGTACCTCAACGACTGTAGCCCCAACTACGACTACGACGGTTTATGTTCCACCGGTAACAACTTCTACTGTTCCCGAAACAACGACAACCACCACAACGGAACCAGAACCAATCCCCACCACAACGGCGAAGCCTCCAGCAGAAACAACCAGCACAACTTCAACAAATCCACCAACAACGACATCGACCGTCCCTCCTGTGACCACATCTGAACCTGATGTGACCACAACGCTACAAGCCTCCACAGACGAGCCAGAACCACTCACCCAAACAGAACTACTCAACACCCTAGAAGCCCTCTCAGAAGCGTCCACAGAGGCCATAGAAGCCATCGTGGATGAAGTCCTAACCAAAGACCTAGACACCAGCCAAGCCACCCTCCTCATCACCAGCCCAGCCGTACTAGAAAACATCACCCCCGCCCAAGCCGAACAACTCTTCACCCAAATCACCCCAACCGAACTCAGCCCCGATGAAGCCGAAGCGGTAGTCGAAGCGGTACAGGAAGCACCGAACTCGGTGCGTGAAGCGTTCGAGTCGGTGTTGAACATCTTCCAAGGTTTCGCAGACAACTATGTTCCACTCAACTCGACTGTGCCGGTTAGCACTCGTCGTGCGCTGATTGCTTTAGGTGCTGTATTCTTGACGGTAGCCCCTGCACCAGCAAGAAGGATTCGGTGATGAAGTTTTGGGGTGAGTTCCATGCGTTGATATGGACAATCGCAGCATCAATCACCACCATCTTGACGCTCTCTGGTGGGCTACAAAAGATCGTGATCTGGCTAACTATCGCAGCTCTCGTTCTTCACTTCATCGGCGCACTAACCAATAAGGACAACTAATGGAAACCCTCAAGACCCTCATCCTTCGTATCGTTGCAGTATTCGGTTCATCAGCTTTGGCTGCTGTTGCCGGTGGTGCAGTACTTGACGTGCAACTCTGGAAGGCAGCAGCGATTGCTGGCATCGTGGCAGCAGCCAAAGTGACTGAATCGTTGCTTCGTGCATGGTCTTCTGATGGTGTTCTCACCAAAGAGGAAATCGCTGAAGCATTCGGCAAGGCTAAGTAATGGCCTCTAAGAAGAAGCAGGGCGACCTGCCGATCATCCCTGTTGTGCTGTGTTCATGTTTGAAGAAGGCTGTGCCAGGCAAACTGCCACCGAAGTTGCTTCGAGCGATTGAGGGCAAAGGGAAACTTCATCATTGCGCTGCGGATGCGTATGAGGCGATGGACGCTGCTGCGAACGCTGAAGGGATTGACCTGTCTCCCAGTAGCCAAGCCGATACATACCGCAGTCTTGAGACCCAGGAGTACGGCTTCTATCAACGCTATACAACCAATGTCATCGCTGGTCAAAAGCCGAAGGTTTACAAAGGTCAAGCCTGGTATTTGAAGAAGGGCATGGCACCACTTGCCACCCCTGGCTTATCAAAGCATAACCTCGGCATCGCCATTGATATTGCGAACGCCAACGGTAAACGGCTTGAGTGGTTGAAGAAGAACGCTGTGTCGTTTGGGTTTTCGTGGGAGGTTGTCCCTCAGGAACCTTGGCATTTGCGTTATGTGGCTGGGGATAATAAGCCGGAGCGTGTGAAGGCTTGGTTGGCATCGAAGGTTCAGGCTTGATGTGGATTGGGGTGTCGTCATCGCAGCTCTCGTTACAGCGGTTGGCGGTGTTGTCACTACGCTTCTGCTGAAGGTGCGTAAAGAGAACACGAACGACCATGCAAACGTCATGGAAATCCTGCGGTCAGTCGGTGGAAAAGTAGAGCGAATTGATAGTAAGTTGGATTCGCATATCGACTGGCATCTCAAGGAGGCAACACGTGGGGAAGTTCCTAAACGAAATTAAAGGTCAGGCCGTTGGTAACAGCGGAAGCATTGACTTCATTCTCGCCAAACTCGGTGAAGCCGATGGACGAGACCTGCTCGATGCGTTGAACGATCCGACGATTCGTCCGACACAAATCATTAAAGCGTTACAAGCCCGACAGATAAAGCTCTCTCCGTCAGTCATCACACGATACAGGGCTGCCAATGTCATTACTCAATGAAATTAGGCACAACTATTATCCTGCGTGGCCTGTTGTACAACAAGGCAAGAAGTATGCGCTCCCTGCAACGAAGGCAACGAAGACAACACAACGAGACTATTCGGTTGCAGTCATCCTCCCCGACATGCAACTCGGATACTTCAGAACACACGACAACGCACTCGAACCAATTCACGACGAACAAGCCTTAGACGTTGCACTACAAATCGTCAAAGCATCCAAGCCCGATCAAATCGTTTTAGTCGGAGACAACCTAGACCTCTGTGAGTTTGGCAAATACCGGTACACCCCAGCGTTCGCCCGCACCACTCAGGCTGCGATTGACCGTGCCAGCCAGCTCTGCGCACAGTTACGCAAACTAGCCCCAGACGCTCGAATTGTTTGGATCGCAGGCAACCATGAGGAACGGCTCGGCAACTTCATCCTTGATGGTGCTGGTGCAGCGTTCGGATTACGTCGAGGACTGAGGCCTGAAGAGTGGCCTGTGATGTCGGTGCCGTATCTCTGCAACCTTGACGACTATGGCGTTGAGTATCTGCCTGGTTACCCGACTGGTGCGCATTGGATCAACCAGCGTCTTCATGTCATTCATGGTGACAAGGTTGCATCCGGTGGAAGTACCGCCCACAAGTATCTTGCGACAGTCAAAACCTCTGTCATCTACGGTCACATTCACCGACGGGAATGGGCTGAACGCACACGGGACGACCATGACGGGGCGAGAACAATCCTTGCTGCATCACCTGGTTGTTTGGCTCGTATCGATGGTGCTGTTCCTTCAACACGTGGAGGTCATGACTTGGATGGTCGCCCGTTGTATCGAGCGGAAGACTGGCAGCAGGGTTTGAGTGTGGTTGAGTATGTGCCTGGTGATGGCGAGTTCAATCTTGAGATGATTCCTATTCGTGATGGTTGGGCTAGGTGGAGAGGACGGGATTATGTCGCACGATGAGATGCGCACAATGGTTGTCATCAGATGGCATGACGCTCACGCTGCAACTGACACATGGACACCAATCACCGACATCGGTTCTGAACCTTGTGAGGTTGTCAGCTGTGGGTTCCTGTTACCTATTAGCGATGGTGGCAAGGAAGGCCACATCACGATATTCCAGTCGAAGACTGACGCTGATGACGTGGATGGGGTTCTGTGTATTCCGGTGGCGATGGTGCAGGATATGAAGGTCATGACGAAGAATATCCCTGGTCTAGTCCCGCAAACCCTTATAAATAAAGGGTCAAAAAAATCTTAAATTATTTTCAAATAATAGTTGCAATTTGTCTTACAAGTCCCTAGATTGAAGTCATCAAGGAAACACCTTGAGTTCTGGGAGGGACATCATGGAAGCAATTAAGTTCAGCAACAAAGGTCAGAATTGGGAAGTTGTAGAAATCAAAGAGCACAGCTCAATCTTCTCAACACAACTCGGTTGGACACACTTCGCAGGTATCAAGCGTCCAAATGGCAAGAAGGTTTACTACGCAAACTTGCTCATCGTTGACGGTGAAGTTGTAGATACAACGGTGGTGCTGTGATGACTACCGCTACAACAAAGTTCCAAATCGGTCAAGAACTCAGCACACGTTCACTCTGTGATTACGACTGTGTATTCCGCTTCAAGGTTGTGAAGCGCAGCGAAAAGTTTGTAACACTTAGCTACTACAACGAACTCAAGCGTGTAGGAATCAAGGTGCGTGATGGTGTTGAATACTGCTACCCACTCGGTAGCTACTCGATGGCACCAAGCGTCAACGCAAAGGAGGGAAACTGATGGTGAAGTATCCGACACTCACCATCAGACTCCCACAGGAGACCCTGCATTGGCTCAAGGTTGAAGCCGAATTGCAAGACACATCGAACGCCCAGATAGTCAAACAGGCTTTAGACCTGTACTACCGAACACAGCACCCAACGGACTAGACTGAACCTCGGATCGTTCGCCCGCCTTTTCTTGGGCTTGAACATCCCGCACACCTCCCCCTCCTTGGGTGTGCGATATATATCGGACAAACGGAAGGAAACAACTTGCGAATACTCACAGCAAGCCTCATCGCCCTATCCACCATCTTCGCAGGCACAGCCTTCGCAGCCCAACCAAAACCCACCCAAACCCACCCAGCCACCCAAACCCAGCATCAGCATCTATTGCGTCAGCCGATGCCTAACGTCGTTGAAATCCTCCCAGCAGGCATACCGAACGACAAGTCCAAGCGTTGCCCTCAATGGGAACCAAAGTTCCGTGAACATGGCCTGCCAGTTAAAGCGTTCTCCTATATCGCTTGGCGTGAGTCCAGATGCCGGATCAAAGCACACAACACCACACTCAATCGGAACGGCTCACAAGACCTAGGACTCGTTCAGGTCAACTCCAGCTGGAAGACCGTCACCCGCAACATCTGTGGCACCGACATCACAGGCTTATTCAATGTCGACTGCAACCTAGCCGTAGCCAAATATCTCTACGACAACGGTGGCTTGAGGCATTGGAGTTTGTGACCATCCACCACATCGTTCCAGTCTTGCTCTAATGTCATGAATGACCCAAAGGAGGGCATATGACAAACAGACAAAAGCAAATCGGAACAGTTATCGGAATGGGAATCCTGTGGGGATTCTGGTTGTTGCCAACAGCAGAAGACCTGCCGGATGCGCAACCAGCAACACCGCTCGAATGGAAACTATTCATCGCACTCAACTTCGCAGCGATTGTGTATCTGCATTGGCTCAATATCGCTGAAGAACGTGACTATCGTCGTCGTGTTAAGCGTGACGAAACAATGTTGAAGTATGCACAGGAAATGGAAACTCGTTCACGCTACAACCATCCAACGAACCGTGACTACCAATGAGCAGCGGTCATGTAGTTGATATGTGGTCAGACGGTGACAACACCTTCAGACCACTCAGACCAGAATGGCAAGAAATGTCACGCTGCAAAGGTGAGACCGAACTGTTCTTCAACGAAGGTTCACCACACGCAATCGCTGATGCAAAACTGTTCTGTGCGAAATGCAACGTGCGTCGAATCTGTCTCAAGTTTGCGTTAGACAATGATGAGATAGGTATCTGGGGTGGTACGACTACTATGGAGCGTCAAAGGTTGAGACGGTCTAGGAGGCGTACTGGTGACATCACCGCAGAAGCGTAAAGGTTCCGCAGCTGAACTTGCTGTGGCGAAGTGGTTGCGCAAACTTGGCTGGATTCACGCTGAACGCAGTCGTGCCGGATGGCAAGACGACAGAGGCGACATAGACGGAATGCCTGGAGTCTGCATCGAAGTTAAAGCAGAGAAGAAGATTGACATTCCAGGCTATCTGCGTGAACTTGAAGTGGAGATGGAGAACGCTAAAGCATGGACTGGCACGGTCATTATCAAGCGCAGAGGATCAACGAATGTCGATGACTGGTATGCGGTTATGCCAGCCAAGATTTGGGGTGAACTAATGCTGATGCTCGATCAACCAACTCAAAACCCTGTTACACCCGCCCCGTAGAAGTAATGCTTGACAAAGCAATTCAACCTGCTATGGTCAATTCACACCCATAATTCCCAAGCTTTAGGAGGCCTGCGAATGAGTACATCAGACGAGTTCAGTTTATTAGCGGAAGCACCAAAAGACCGTTGGGGTCGCTACAAAATTAGTGACCCAGCCACCGGCAAAGAACGTGGCTACACACGTGTCACAACAATCGCAAAAGTGTTGGATGATTCATCATCACTTGCTGATTGGAAAACACGCATGGCAATCACAGGCATCGTTCAACGAGCCGATCTACTTGCACAAGCATCAACATCGTTGGATGATCGAAGCAAACTCAACAAGATTGCAAACGATGCGATTGAAGCAGCAGGCGCATATAGTCGAGCAAACCTCGGTACAGCACTTCACTCAATCACCCAACAGTTAGACCTTGGGATGAAGCCACAAATCCTTCAAGGATTACAGGCTGATATTGAAACCTATGTTGCCTCAATCGCAGCGTGGGACTTCGGTATGCGCAAGGAATGGATTGAAGTTCTGCTCATCAATGATGAATATGAGTATGCAGGTACAGCAGACCGCATCGTCACCACCCGTGACAACCGAATCTGCATCTTCGACCTAAAGACTGGAACCGACTTGTCGTACTCGTTCGGTTCAATCGCAGTACAGCTCGCCATGTACGCTCACGCTGACTGGATTTACGACTGGAAAACTGGCGAACGCACACCACTCCCAGAAGGCTTAGACATGAAAGAAGGCATCATCTGCCATCTTCCAGCAGGTGAAGCCACCTGTAAGTTCTACACAGTTGACCTTGAAGCAGGATGGGAAGCAGCGAAAATGTCGTTTGCAACCCGTGACTGGCGCAAGCGTAAAGACCTGTTCAAGCCTTATCAGTTCTCTGACGAGAAGCAGGGAGATGTCGTGCCTGTGGTAAATCCGATACCACAGGACGACATTCCTGCACCCTCAAACGAACTCACCATCCGGCAAGGCTGGGTGAAAGCACGGATCGCCAACCTCAGCCCTAAAGCACAAAACATGCTGAAGGTGACATGGCCTGAAGGATGCCCAAAACTTGTTGAATGCGACAATGCACAGCTCGACAAACTCGTTGCAGCGTTACAGGTTGTAGAGGCTGAACATGACATCCCGTTCTTTGACGCTGACCCAACCGCACCCAAACCTGCCAAGCGTAAGTCGAAGGCGTTTGATTCGGAGCCAGCATGAACGCTATTGAGGGTCGTGACCTAGACCAGCCAGGCGATGACCAAGCGGTCACCTATATTCGTGAACGCTTGAACGGCATTCAAGGTGCTGACAGGGCACGATTCGCAATGATTATCACACAGGCAGAAATCGCTGGTCGCAGCATCAGCCTTAAAGAAACAAAATCTCTTCGAAGGTTTGAGATAGCCAGAGGGTTGTTCCTTCTGTTTGACTCAGGCCAATTCGATGAAGACTTGGTGAAGGACATCTGTTCCCAAATCACCATGCAGAAATACACCAAACCAGGTGAAGCACTAGCAAACCTTGACGTGAAACAAGCACAGCGATTCGCTAACGCTTGTCACGGCATAGCACGTGACCTGCTGAACCTGATCTATATCCCAGAAACCAATCAATTCCACATAGAGGAGCAAGCATCATGACAGACATATTCCTATCCGATGGCGGGAGCAAGTATCCCGCTTTGAAGTTTGAGAATGTCAACGACACACATTCCGGAACAGTTATCGAAGTGAAGAAACTCGAAGACCGTGACCCATCTGGAACCGTCAAAACTTGGGACAACGGCGACGTGCGATACGTCTTCGTATTCACCCTCAACACAGCCGATGGCATCGGAAATCTCTGGAGCCGAGGAAATATGGTGAAGGCGATTCGAGAGGCTGCACAATCAGCTGGAGTTTCATCAATGGTTGGAACGAAACTGACCGTCAAGTACACCGGTGATGGCGAAAAGAAATCAAAAGCCTTCAACGCACCAAAGCTGTACAAGGCCAAGGTTGAACCAGCCGTGAAGGATGACTCAGAATCAATGTGGTAAACCCACATCAATAAATCGTGACAAGTTGGGTATCGAGCGAACCCCCTTCGCCCCCTGCGGTACCCAACTTGTCGCACCTATCCAGCCAGGAGACAACATGACTATCCAAGACCTAAAGAACGCAATAGCGTTTCTTGAGAAAAGTTTCGTCGGTCAAGGCGACCAAGAACGACTCTTCAAAACCATCGAAGCATTAAAGATTGAAATTGCTAGGAGGCAAAAAAAATGATTGACGTTAACCAGTTCGCAGAGTTAGAGCTGCGAGTCAACGACCTACAGAACGCCCTCGCACGGGTCGCAGAAGAACGTGACAACTACAAAGACACAGCAGACTCACTCTTCAAAGAACTCGAAGCCTGCCGTGCCTCACTCGTCCAAGCCAACTCAGACATCTCACGCTTACGGGTGTATCTAGCCCAAGGAGCTGAACTGTGAGTCCAATGATCCTCTCAGACAAAGTTGCCGGCATTATCAAAGATCTACAAGTTGAGGTTGGTGTCAAAGACATCGCACTCAACGGAGCGATGCGACGCATCGAAGAACTCAACAAACAAATTGAAGAACTGGTTCTTGAAGTCGCTGAACTCCAAGAAAGGTTAAGGGAGGGATGAACATTGACACGTCGAGTTTCATCGCTGGTGTACTCACCACAACCGTCCTCACCTGCACCTCATTCGTCATCGGAGGTTGGATAGCAACCAACACTAAAGAAGACGCTTGCGCAAAGTTAGGTGCTGCGATAGGTGAAGAAACCAAGTTCATCACCTTCGGACTTACCGAATCAAAGTGCTTCACAACAATCAACGGACAATGGACGGATGTAAACCCATGAACCAAACAGAAAACTTCCCAGACGCACCACACACCATCTCAGTCCTCACCCATCGAGACCAGTCAGCGAACTGGGTGGCACACATCGCCAACCATGACATCATCAACGCCAAAGACACAAACGGCCTCTACCTACTCGTCAGCCTTGACGAAGACGGAACTATCACTATCGCAACCAAGCCTGGTAGCGCATGGGATTCACGCTGGTCATCACCAATCAAACTGGAACGACGATGAGCCTGCGTCAACTTTGGTGGGATTGGAACCCTGCAAGGCTTCGAAGTTTGCTTGCGATGAAGGAAGGTCAAATCATGGCGAACGCAAAGCTTGCTGACCACTACCATCGTGACCTGCTTGCAGCAAAGAAAAGCCTTGACCAAGCAAACCAGATGCTCGATGTCGTACTGAGGGAAGTTAGGGTGCTTCGGTACGAACTAGAAGCCAAAGAGGAGGCAGAGAATGAGTCGTGACAACGAACTAGCCCTAGACCTATTCATGCTGGGCTATGAACGCAACGAGTTAGTACATATGCTTAATGAAGCCAACCAGCTCATCGAATCGTTACGCAACGAACTAGACGCACTCAAAGAGGAGTTAAACAAATAATGGAAACATTCATCGCACTCATCATCATCCTGTCAGCGTTCTTCTATTGGTTGACCCGATGATCTACCGAGTCCAATGCAACAAGTGTGGGTCAATGGTCAGACATGACACACAAATCCTTCAAGGCTGCCTTTGCGACCCTGACGCTCCGACGTGGATCGCTATCCAACCGGACGGACGGATGCTCAAGATGAGTCATGCTGATTACACGGTCTTCGAGCAATCATGACCCAAGCCCGCATCTGCAACTGCACCATCAAACGTGCGCTACCTTCCAAACCGTTATGCGGAGATAAGCCAGACGACTTTGATGAATAACTATGAAGACCCGATAGCAGAGTTCATAGAAGCATCAGCAGAAGGACTCTGCACCGGCTATGTCGTCATCGCCAACATAGAACGCATCAACGGAGACCAATCATTCTGGGTGACCACCCTACGCAACCAAACCGCCTCAACCAGCCTCGGCCTACTCGAATCAGCCAGCGCAGCAGAGAAGTATCGGATCGCCAGGTCATTCAACAACCGCTATGACGAAGACGAAGACGAATAACACCTACACTCAAACGAAACCTAATCCTGTAGGAGGGATATGAAACACACAAGAGTCAATAAGGGATACAACTATCCCGCCTCAGCCCTACTCAAAGAGTTCCCAGACGATATGTGGGCATCAACAATCGGTGAACGACTCGGAGTTGGTAGAGCTGCAATTCAAACATGGCGAGAAGGCAACACCTATCTAGACCAATGGCGAGCAGACAAATATGCTTGCCTGCTTGGTAAACATCCATCAGAGATTTGGTCAAACTGGTTTGATGAAGTGGAGTTGGCATCGTGACAATGCGTGAAGAAGCAATCAAACTCGCTGAGCTAGGTATCAGGGTTATTCCGATTAAGCCTGGTGAGAAGCGTCCACCGATGTCACAATGGCAAGACAAAGCGAGCAACGACATTCATGTTGTGAACGATTGGTGGACTAGCCAATACTCAGGTTATGGAATTGGTATCGCTACAGGTCAAACTAAACACGGACGCATCTTTGTCCTCGACGTGGATGACCGTGAAGAATACAAAGGCTCAGACACACTCAAAGACCTTGAAGACAAATACGGCAAACTCCCCGAAACAGTCACCGCCATCACAGGCACCGGTGGACAACACCTGTACTTCTACTGTGACGAAGACATCCGCAACGACGCAGGCTCACGCCTAGGCGTAGGACTTGACATACGTGGCACAGGTGGACAAGTCCTCGCAGCACCAACCATCCACCCCAACGGACGCACCTACCAATGGGAACACGGCCTATCACCACACGAACGACGACCAGCCAAAGCCCCAGACTGGCTCATCAAACTCCTCACCAAACAACCAGAGATGGTCAAACCCAAAGGCCAACCCGACAACTTCCTCACAGACCCCAACACCCCATCAGCCCGCTACTGCGCCCGCACCACATGGGAAGAACTGCTCATCCCAGACGGCTGGACACTCGCCAAAGTAGACAGGCATGGTGAACAGCATTGGGTTCGCCCAGGCAAAGACCCACGTGACGGAACCAGCGCAACGATAGGTCACAACGGCAACGACGCACTCATCGTCTTCACCTCAAGCATCCCCTGGCTACCAGAAGGAGGCTACAACCGCTTCGGATACTACGCAGCCTCCAAACATGGTGGAGACTGGAAACAAGCCTCCCAAGCCTTCCTAGCCACCAATGAAGGCAAACCTGAACCAACCACACCAATCCCCACACCAGACGAGATGCTCTCAATGCTGGTGGACTGGAAAACATTCTGGTCACTCGAACACGCAACCGAAGAATGGTTAGCCAAACCACTCATCGCCAAAGGCCGACAGACAGCCCTATTCGCCTCAGCCAAAACAGGTAAATCCTGGTTGACACTCAACGTCACCGCAGCACTCGCTACAGGCAAATCAATCCTCGGACAACCAGCACAACCACCAGTCCACGTCCTATATCTCGACTACGAAATGATTGAATCAGACCTCTACGAACGCCTAGAACAATTCGGCTACACAGAAGAAGACGACCTATCCCACCTGCACTACGCACTCATCCCAAGCCTCCCACCACTCAACACACCAGAAGGAGCCTCAGCCGTCCTCAAACTCGTAGAACTCACCAAGGCTGAAGTCGTAGTGATTGACACCACCGGACGAGCCATCGATGGTGAAGAGAACTCTGCTGACTCTTATCGTGAGTTCGCACGAACCACAGGACTCACACTCAAACGAGCCAACATCGCCTGCATCCGAACAGACCACGCAGGCAAAGACGGAGGCAAGAAACAAGGCCAACGAGGTTCCTCAGCCAAGAACGATGACGTGGACATCGTGTACCGCCTCGACAAGTCTGACGATGGTCTAACCCTTAAGCGCACCCACACACGCATCAGCTGGGTACCAGAAACCGTCAACCTAATAGTCGAAGACATCACCGATGAAAACGGTGACTCAGGCCTAATAAACATCAGACTCAAACACAAAGAAATTAAAGGCTGGACACAACAAGAAATCAAAGCAGCCAAACGCCTAGACGAACTAGGCATCCCACGCCACCTCGGAGTCAACGAAGCAGCACGATACGCCAAAGAACGAGGCATCCAACTCATGCGCAAATCAGTACTCGGACGAGCCATTCAATGCCGTCAACAACCCTCACCCGATCCACTAGAAACGGGAACCACCCTTGGGAACCACCTCACAGAACCCAACGAGGACAAGGGAACCACCCCCCGTACCGTAAGGTACGGTGGGGTTCCGTCCCTGCCCCAGCCCACCCAAGCCACAGACAATCAAGACAACATCAATCTCGAAGAGGACATCTGGTAACCATGCCCATCCAACGCCCCTGCCTAGTGTGCAGACGACTCACCACAAACATCCAACGCTGCGACACATGCCAGCAGGCATGGAACCACAACAGGAACAAGAAGCGAGTTCATTACCAAGGTGACTACGCCTCACGTGCAAAGCGAGTACGGGACACCACGCTCCTCTGTTGGCTTTGTGGCAAAGGCTCCAACCCTGAAGACCCTTGGCAAGCAGACCATGTTGTGCCAGGTGACATCAACTCAGAGCTACGTGGTGCGCACAGGTCATGCAACGCCAGTCGAGGCAACCGAGGCAAGCCATGACCCCCCCACCGGCAGCCTGGGGGGTGGGGGCAAACTCAAAACGCCCGACGACGCAACTACCCATGCCGTGCGCAAGACACGCCTCGGTTGTGAAGGGGGTACGGCTACCATTGGGGCATGGCAACACCGAGGACTGGAGTTGGGCGTGGCAAGAAGGCCGAGCCTGTCGAGCGCAAACGTGCGAGAGGTGCGGAGATTCGTGGGGGCTTGAAGGCGCAGCCGATGCCGGAGTCTGCGTTGGCTTTGGTGGATTTGGGTGCGATACCGGAACCGCCGAAAACTTTGGGCGAGGTTGGAGTTGCGTATTGGGGGATTTATTGGACGGCTGGTCGGAGACATCTATCAGAACTTCACGACACTCCGTTGATGACCAGGTTGTGTTCAAACTTCGACAGGATCGCAGAGCTGGAGAGTTGGTTGGGGTCGGATGTCGAGCGTCGTTGGTATACAAGTCCGAATGGTCAGATTGTGACTCATCCGGCGGTGAAGCAGATAGATCAGATGGATGCTCAGAACACGGCTTGGATGAGTTTGCTTGGTTTCACACCAAGCGACAGAGCCAGGTTGGGCTTGGCAGAGATAAGGGTTGCCAATGAGCTTGACCAGTTCAGGCAGCGCAAAGCCAACGTGGTCGACACCGAGGTTGTATCCGAAGTCTGATGGTGCGTTGGTCAGCGATTTTGCAAGAACTTTTCTGCATGTGTCGAAGGGTGTTCGTGCGGGTGAGCCATTGGTGCTTACTGGTTGGCAGTCTGATTTATTGGATAATCTTTTTGAGCGTCGTCCTGATGGTCTCCTTCGTTATCGGCGAGCGTTAGTTGGGCTTGCTCGCAAGAACGGTAAATCACTTCTTGGTTCTTTGATTGCTCTTTACAATTTGATTGAAGGTGAGCCAGGTGCCGAAGTGTATTCCGCAGCAGGTGACCGACAACAGGCACGGGTTGTGTTCAATGAGGCGAAGTGGCAGATCACTCAGTCGCCAGCATTATCAGGTGTATGCAAGGTGTATCGGGATGTGATTGAAGTTCCGTCAACCGGTGCCATCTATCGAGTGCTATCTAGCGATGCCAAACTTCAACAAGGCCTCAACCCGTCGTGCGTCGTATTTGACGAGTTGCACGTCCAGCGTGATAGTGAGCTGTGGGATGCGTTGACGTTGGGTTCTGGTGCAAGAAAAGACCCGATGATTGTTGCAATCACAACAGCAGGTTTTGACTTGGACACAATCTGTGGACGGTTGTACAACTACGGCAAGCAAGTTATCTCTGGCGAGCGTGACGATGAGCGGTTTGGTTTCTGGTGGTGGGAAGCACCGGAAGGTTGTGCTGTTCATGACCGAGATGCGTGGGCGCAAGCCAACCCGAACTTGGCTGAAGGTTTGCTTGACATGGAAGACATGGAAGTCAGTATGAATCAGACGGCTGAGATTCCTATGAGGCGTTACCGTCTGAACCAATGGGTCAGACAAGAGGACTCGCCTTGGCTACCGGCGGGCGGGTGGGAACAATGCCAATCAGAACTACAGGTTGATCTTGACTTGCCGATGTTTGTGGGGATTGACATGGCGTTGAAGCATGACTCGATTGCTGTGGTGTTGTGCCAACCTCAGGGTCATCGTCTGGTGGTTCGTGCGAAGATTTGGATTCCTGATGGGGCGATGACTGACATCGCAGCTGTGGAGCAATATCTGCGTGGTCTGCATCGTGAGTTCAATGTTCGTGAGTTTGCGTATGACCCAGCGTTTTTTCAGCGTTCGGCTGAGGCTTTGGCTGATGATGGTTTGCCGATGGTTGAGTTTCCGCAGTCTGCGCAACGTATGGTGCCTGCTATCGGGACGCTGTATGAGTGCATTGTGAATCAGCAGTTGGCTCATGATGGCGATCCGATGTTCACGGATCAGGTGTTGTCTGCTGTGCCACGTCAGACTGATGCTGGGCTTCGTTTGTCTAAGGGTAAGTCTCGTCGCAAGATTGACGCTGCGATTGCGTTGTCTATGGCTGTGGATCGTGCGACTCGACGTGAAGAGGTAGCACCTGTGCCTGGGTTCTTTGTAGTCTAGAGCTATGCCTATTTTCCTGCTAGAAGTTTTCTCAATCCTGCTCATCGCTTATGGACTATTCTTGATAGCAATTCCATTAGGGCTGATTTTTGTTGGCCTGTCAGTTCTATTGTTCACGGCTGCTTACGAGCGTGGTCGGAAAGGTAAGTAATGTTGTCGAGACTGTTAGGTGATGGCAACGAAAGCCGAGCAATATCTACACAGTCATTGTTTGCGTTAGGTGACGGATTTAGTGTCACCACAAATAGCGGAACTGTAATCACGGAAAAAGATTCGCTCAAGATTGAAGCGGTCTATGCGTGTGTCCGCATGATTTCAGATTCAATCTCCACTCTGCCTGTTGACACGTTCCTTCGTTACGATGGCACTCGTCGTCCGTTCCGTCCTCGCCCAACATGGTTGGACATCCCTGAATCCGGTGTTACCCGCATCGAGCATTTCCAGCAGGTGTTGGTTTCATTGATGTTGAACGGCAACTCGTTCACTCGTATTGTTCGTGACGATCAAGGTGTCGCAGCTCTGGTTGTGTTGAACCCCCAGAGGGTTGAGTGCAGTCGTGACCGTGTAACTCGTCGCCCGATTTATGTTTACGAGAACCGTGATGTAATTCAGGCTGAGGACATGATTCATATCACCGAGCTTCGTTTGCCTGGTGAGATGCGAGGCATTTCACGCATTGACTTCATGAAGGAGAACCTCGGTTTGGCGAAAGCCTTGGAGGAGTTCGCTGCACGATTCTTTGGTCAAGGTTCATCGGCTTCCGGCATCATCGAGTTCCCTGGCAACCTGACCCGTGAGCAGGCTAAAGATTTGGTCTCAGGGTTTGAAGAAGGCCATAAGGGTTTGCGTCGTTCGCATCGTCCAGGTGTGTTGTTCGGTGGAGCGAAGTTCACGAAAACAACCGTTGACAATGATTCTGCACAGTTCCTAGAGTCCCGTCGTTTCGCTGTAGAAGAGATTGCTCGTATCTTCCGTGTGCCTCCATCAATGCTGGGCGTGACTACGCCTGGTGCGATGTCGTATGCGTCGGTGGAACAGAACGGCATCCAGTATGTGACCCATACGTTGAGGCCTTACATTGAAAAGATTGAAGAAGGATATTCACGTTTGCTTGAGGGTCGTGCCTTCATGAAGTTCAACGTGGATGGGTTGTTGCGTGGTGACCAAGCGTCACGCTACGCATCATTCTCCACAGGTCTTCAATCAGGTTTCTTGTCTATCAATGACATTCATCGTCTTGAGGACATGGCACCGGTTGACGGTGGTGACTCGTACCGTGTGCCACTAGCGAACGTGGACATCAATGCTGCGAACTTGGCTGAGATGCAGTCAAAGGCTGAGATTGCGCAACGGTTGATTCTTGCTGGGTTTGATCCGGCTGAGGTTTTGTCTACGGTTGGGTTGCCTGCGATTGCTCATACAGGTTTGCCTTCAAGCCAGTTGCAACAGATTTCTACTGTGAACCCTGAAGACCCTTCATCTGCGTATGAGGTTCAGTAGTGGCATTTTATTCTGGGCAAACTTCTATTGGTACGGCTGCGACTGTCATTGACGGCGTATTGCTAAACCATTACGGAGGCAACCCGTATCGTCTAATCATTCATAACAACGACAACACGGATTCTGTATATATCGGTGGTTCTGCTGTTACTACTTCAACAGGGTTGATGATGGATAAAGGTGAGATGTTGCAGTTGACGGTTTCGCCAACTGATTTGCTTTACGCTGTTTCAACAAAAGCAGGCCATGTCATGTCATGGTTAACGGAGCCGATCTGATGCCTTACTTTATTTCCGATAAGAACTCTGAATGCGCTGGCTGGGCTGTCGAGAAGGAAGACGGCGAAGTGATCGGCTGCCATACAACGAAGCAGGATGCGATTGACCAGATGGTCGCTGTATCGATTGCTGAGGAGATGGAACCAGGTGGTGAGCGGGCGTTGCCAGAGAACTATCGTCCAGCGTTGGCTGAGGATGTTCCTGATGGTCGTGCTTGTGGGAACTGTGTGTTCTATGACGAGTCACGCCAGAACGCTGAAGGGACTAAAGCGTGGTGCGATAAGTGGGATGACTTCGTTGATGGTGGCTACTACTGCAACGCTTGGCAACCGATAGCCGAGATCGAGGAAGAGGAAGACGAGGAAGACCTTGAGGACGAGGACGAACAGGAGATGGATGTCTCTGTTCGTGTTGTGGATTTGAGTTTGCCTGAGTACATCAAATCGGCTGCTCGTAAAGGTTTGACCTATTACGGTCAGAAGCTCGCTGGTGCTGGCATCGTTGCTTCAACTGTTCGTGAAGCACGTGACATGGCTAGAGGTGAGATTACTGAAGACAAGGTGATTCGTGCGAACGCTTGGGCTGCACGTCACATGGTTGATTTGGATGCTGCGAAAAACTCAAACCCTGATGACAAAGAGTTTCCAGGTGCCGGTGCTGTTGCGTTCTACCTGTGGGGTATCAATCCGCTTGACCCTGAACCTGCGATGAATTGGTTTGCTGAGAAGGTTGAACAAATCAGAGATGAACAGGAAGACGATGACGAGTCATCGGATCGGGTGTTCTCATTCAATCGCACTAGTGAACCTGAGTTTGGTAATGTTTCAGGTATGGCTGAACAGGTTGAGACACGTCGCATCACATTCAATGACTTTGAACTTCGTGCAGCCCCAGAAGGAAACGGCATGACCTTTAGTGGTTATGCAGCAGTATTCAACTCTGACTCTGAGCCACTACCGTTCATCGAACGCATTATGCCTGGAGCGTTCTCAAAGTCATTAAAGTCACGGAACAATATCCGTATGTACATGAACCATGACTCGTCAATGCTGTTGGCTACCACTAGGGCTAAGACGATGCGTTTGGTTGAGGATTCTAAAGGTTTGTTTGTTGAGGCCGATTTGCCTGACACAACGGTTGGTCGTGACCTGTCGGTGTTGATGCAACGCAAAGATGTTGACTCGATGTCATTCGGTTTCACGGTTCCTCAAGGTGGTGACCGTTGGAGTGATGACGGTATGACCCGTGAGTTGCGTCAAGTCAAACTCTATGAGGTTTCGGTAGTGACTGGTTTCCCAGCGTATGCAGCAACTTCTGCACAGGTTCGCTCGTTTGATGCGCTTGCTACTCGCACCGGTATTGATGCCGATCAACTCGCTGTTGCAATAACCACGTTAGAAGCAGGTCAGACACTTGACCCAAGCCATGCTGCGTTGTTGCGTGAAACTGTTGCGAAACTAGAGCCACAACCTGAAGCAGCTCCTGCTTCGCTTGGTGTGTTGGCGAAGCATCTTGAATTGCTAAAGAACTTCTAGTAACCTTTTCGTTACTGCGTCGAATGAGTGGAGCCACCTTCGATGTTGCTGTGTACGGAGCCGTACCAGGTTTAAGTTAATTTCCTGCGTATCCAAACAACAACATCATCCCTACGGGGAGAAGGAAAACATCATGAAAGAATACATTGACCGTCAGGTTGAGATTCGCAATCGTGCATGGAACGAAGCCAAGGCAATCTTGGACAAGGCCACCGCAGAGAAGCGTGACCTCTCAGCAGAAGAAACCCAAACCTACGAGCGAATCTCGAAGGAATTGGATGAGCGAGCACAGACCATCTCGAAGCTTCGTGAAGACGAAGCTCGTGAATTGCGTATGGACTCAGCAACCCGTGAAATCGCCGACCAGGTTCGTCCTGTTGCCGGTGCTCCAGTAAACGATGACCTCACAAGTCTTCGTTCATTGTTCACAGGTGAGAAGCGCAGCCATTCATTCGAGAAGCGTGACATCTTGAAGTCAAGCACAGGTTCACCAGTTCCAACATCGTTCTACGACCAAGTAATCATGCGAGCACGTTTGACCGCACCAGTACTTGAGACTTCAACTGTGTTGAACACGGCAGGTGGCGAAAACCTTCAAATCCCATCGTTGTCGACCTACTCGGTTGGAACGGTAACTGGCGAAGGTTCAGCAATCGGAGAATCCGATCCTGTATTCAACTCGTTCATCACCTTGTCAGCATTCAAGTTCAGCTTCATCACGCAGGTTTCAACCGAACTGCTTGAAGACTCTGGCGTTGACATGTTGTCATTCTTGGGTGACCAGGTTGGTAACGCACTCGGATTCGCAGTTGGTTCAGCATTGACTGTTGGTTCAGGTACGGACACCGCAAACGGAATCGTCACGGCATCGTCCGTTGGTGGTACCGCAGGCACCGCAACTGCATTCACCGCAGACAACCTCATCGACCTTGTTTACAGCCTTGATGGTGCAGCTCGTCTGCTCCCAGGTTGTGGCTTCATGATGAACGGCAAGTCAATCGGTCAAGTTCGCAAGTTGAAGGACACCGCAGGAAACTATGTGTTCCAGCCAAGTCTCTCAGCAGACGCACGTGACATGTTGCTCGGCAAGCCAATCTACGAAAACCCTTCAATGGCAGACGTAGCAACTGGCACCAAGTCGGTCATCTTCGGTCACCTACCTTCGTACTTCGTACGCACGGTGGGCGGTCTTCGTTTGGATCGTTCCGATGACTTCGCATTCAATGCTGGTCTCGTCACGTTCCGTGCGACATTCCGTGTCGACGGCGATTTGCCACAGACATCACACATCAAGCACCTCCTCCAACCATAAGTTGAGGTAGTGCAACCGATAGCAATATCGGTGTAAGTTTGAGGGTAGGTCGAACACGCAGGGCGACCTACCCTCATTCATTTTCCCCCTGCGACCTGCGAAGGAGAAGACGGTGCCGAATGCTCGTCATAATCAAAAACACACCGGTAGAACTACCAGACCTGGAAGCAGAGATATTGCTCCGGTGGGGAGTAGCCAATTTGCCAGAGCAAGCAGACCTTCCTCTGCCGAATCGTTACGAATCCTCTGGTACTCGAACGCCCCGTTCGCCCCAACAGGGTACGGAACCCAAACAGCGCAAGTCGTCCAAAGGCTCACCCAAAACCACGAAGTAGCAATCCATGCGATGTACGGCATTGAAGGCATGGCTTCTATTTGGAATGGGATAAAGCTTTACCCAAGAGGAATGTCACCATATTCCGATGATGTGCTTGTTGCGCATTGGATGGATTGGGCTAATGGCAATCGTGATATTCCTGCGATGTTGATGACGTTGTTTGATGTGTGGGTGTTGAAGTCACCATCGTTGGATCAGGTTCCGAATATCGCTTCGTGGGTTCCTATTGACCATGCGCCTTGCCCGCCTGCTGTGATTGATTGGTGTAAGCGTCCGAATGTGAAACCGATTGCGATGTCTAAGTTTGGTTTGGAGATGTTGCAGAATGCGGGTGTGGATGCGATGTATGCGCCTCATGCGTTTGAGGATGTGTTCGTTCCTACACAGAAGTTGAGTAATGGTCGGGGTGAGTTCACCGGCAGACAACTCATGGAAGTTGATGAGGACAGGTTTGTTGTGATGATGAACGCTGCGAACAAAGGTCAGAACCCTTCACGCAAATCCTTTGGTGAGAACATTCTGGCGTTCGCAATCTTTGCTCAAAACCGTCCTGATGCTTTGCTGTATTTGCATACTGAACGTGATGGTGCGATGGGTGGTATCAATCTTGTGCATCTGCTGGAGGCGTGTGGTGTGAAGCCTGAGCAGTACAAGATTGTTGACCCGTATGCGTATCGGACTGGTTTCCCTCAGCAAGCGTTGGCTGCGCTGTACACCGCTTCGGATGTGCTGTTGGCTTGCTCGATGGGTGAGGGTTTCGGTATCCCTGTTATCGAGGCTCAGGCTTGCGGTACACGGGTCATCGTTTCGGACTACACCGCTCAACCTGAACTGGTTGGCGTTGGGTCAGCTGTAGCGATCCAACCGTTCTGGGATAGCCATCAGAAGTCGTGGTTCTGTACCCCTCAGGTGCCATCAATCGTAGATGCCCTGATTGAGGCCTACGAAGCCCCACGTGGCGTGTCCGACGAGGCTGTGGCCTTTGCTAGCCAATATAGGGCTGACAGCGTGTATGAGGCTTACTGGAAGCCAATCATGAAAGAACTAACCGAATGGTGCAAAAACTCATAATGGTAAACTTGCCAAAAGAAAATGCCCTCGCACAGTTAGAGCTGCCGAGGGTCTGAACGACAGGAAGGTCGCCCCATTTGAAAAAGTGTACTAAATGCAAAGTCTTAAAAGACTTTTGTGCTTTTAATAAAAAAGCAAAATCCAGAGACGGGTTAAATACATATTGCCGAGAATGCTGCAAACATGACCAGGCTGAATGGCGTAAAAATAATCCTACTTTTGGGGTAAAGAATTACCGATCTTGGAGACAACAAAACCCCATTAAATACAAAGAGACAACTCGTAAAAAGGGTTTGCGTCAATATGGACTCAGCATTCAAGAATGGGAAATTATTTTTGACAAACAAAATGGAGTATGCGCTATTTGTAATTTGCCAGAAACAGTAATCGATAAAGGTACAAAACGTCGTCTAGCAGTTGACCATTGTCATTCAACTGGAAAAGTTAGAGGACTACTTTGCACAAAATGCAATAGAGCGATAGGGCTATTAAATGACAATCCAGAAATATTGGATAAAGCATCTGCATATTTGAGAAAACAAAATTGATGGTTCCTGTCATCATCGTCCCCGTCTTAAACAGGTATGACCTACTAGAACGCTGCCTGCAATCCATCGACTATCCGGTGGAGACACTCATCGTGATTGACAACGGTGGGCAGTCCACGTTGCATGATTGGCCTTGGGTGATTGACCGTCGCCATGTCAAGAACTATCACGTCTGGTCAATGCCAACGAACCTCGGTGTCGCCCCATCATGGAACCTCGGTATCAAAGCAACCCCACACGCTGACGGCTGGATAATCCTGAACTCTGACGCATACTTTGAGCCTGGACAGTTAGAGGTTTTCTACAACGATTGCAAACCTGATTCGGTGACGTTGACTGAGGCGAAGCCTGGTTGGTGTTGTGCGTGGATTGGGTCTGAGGTGGTTGCCAAAGTCGGGTTGTTCAGCGAGTGTTATGTCCCCGCCTATTTTGAGGACAACGATTTTGAGGAACGTGCGAAACGGGTCAACGTGCAGTTCTGGTCTTCGGATGCTGGGATAGTTCACGACAATTCTTCTACGATTAAATCTGCATCAGAGTTAGAAGAACGTAACGCAAAGAGCTTTGCATCCAATGCTGCACTTCATTTGATGCGCTGGCAATCAGGTCTACCTGATGCCGGACATTGGGACTTAACACGACGAAGGGAACTCGGATGGGACTAAGAGAATATGACCCAATGGACGACTACGAGAATCTCCATGAAGGCGAGACCATCTATGTTCTCGGCTCAGGAGCAACACTCGACTATCTAACACCAGACTTCTTTGACGACAAGGTAACCATCGCAGTCAACTTCGTTGGCTCAGTATTTGGGTTGAAGGGTTACTACTGTTTCAGTCATTATCACGAAGACGCTCAGCATGAGGCGAAGCGTGAGGATTGTATTGGGGCGTTTACTCCTGAGCGTGAGCATGGTACCGATGGGGTGTTTGCTGGGTGTGCTGGGAATCTGACCACGTTCGGTACTCGTACCGGTAGACCTGGGACATCGTTTGATCCACACGGTAAGGATTGGCCTGTGTTGTCAGGGCAGTTGACTATCGGGTCTTCGAGCATTCATGGGGCGATGCACTTGGCAGCGCACATGGGGGCGAAGTTCATTGTGTTGGTTGGGGCTGACTGTGGTTCGTTGGGTGGGCGTGACAGGGTTGACGGTTATGTGCCTGGTGATTCGCATTGGGCTTTGTATGAGATGCACCTTCGAGCGATGAAGCAACGGTTGTGGGATGTGTATTCATGTCAGGTGTATTCGTTGAATCCGTTCGTGAACTATTCCCTTGAGGGTGTGCCGTATCGTGGTGCAGCGTCAATCAACTAGAATCGGAACACCATGACGATCACCAATGGCTACGCAACCAGAAACCAAGTTAAGGCAGCTCTCCGCATCGGAACGGCTGACACCATTGACGACGACCTAATTGACAACTGTGTTGGTGCAGCGTCACGCCTCATTGACGGATATTGCAACCGTCGCTTCTGGTCTGCTGGTACTGCATCCCGTGTGTATCAGGCAGAGGATTCGTTCTACTGCTCCATTGATGACATCGCTGGAACAGCATTGACACTCAGAACATCGTCACAATCTGACGGAACTTTTGACGTGACATGGAAAGTATCGGACTACCAGCTTGAACCATTGAACGGAAACCTTGACGGATTGACGTGGAGTTACGACAAGATTCGTGCTGTTGGCGATTACCTGTTCCCTACAGTTAATGCGAACTATGGTGAGCAGGCTTTGGTTCAGGTGACTGCTGTGTTCGGTTGGCCTGAAGTGCCGGAGCCTGTAACGCAGGCAACGATCATTCAGGCTTCACGCATCTTCAAACGCTACGACTCGCCACTTGGCGTGGCAGGCTTCGGTGACTTGGGTGCGATCCGTGTATCTCGATACCTTGACCCTGATATGGCTCAGCTGGTTGAACCGTATCGTCGTATGCGGATATTTGCATGAGCTACTCAGTCACAGAAATCAAGACTGGTCTCGCTAACGCTTTAGCAACCATTCCAGGTTTGCGGGCTTACGCACAGCAACCAGACAATCTGAACGCTCCGTTCGCTTGGCCTATGTTGGATTCAATCACTTACAACGGGGCTATGCGTGGTGGGTTAGTGACCCATATTTTCGTGGTGTCTGTGGTTGTCGGTAGGTCTGCGGAGCGTACCGCTCAGACTGCTTTGGATGGGTTCCTGTCTTATGAGGGTACGACTTCAGTTCGTGCAGCGTTGGAGGCTGACCGGTCTTTGGGTGGGGTGGTGTCAAATCTGTTGGTTGAGTCTGCTTCAAATATCTCCACGATGGATGGCAACGACACGACCTATCTGATGGTTGACTTCCGTGTGGTGGTGTACGCTTAGTCTGTTGATTCGTCGTCCTGCTGGCGTGTAGAGTTTTATTAGTTAATCTTCGAGTGCCGTGAGGCAGGAGTATCAAATATGGCAAAGCAAGTTCTCACAAACGTAGCGGTCACCTTCGGCACGGCGAACACAGACATCACCTCGTATGTCGCATCAGTAACCTTGAACCTGTCAAAGGCTGAAGTTGCTACAACTTCATTCGGTTCATCTGGTGCAGTAACTCGCATCGCAGGTCTCGCAGACAACTCGATCACACTTGAGTTGCATCAGGATTACCCAACGATTGAGAAGTTGTTCTACGACGCTTGGAACGCTGGTACTGCTGTACCTGTGACAGTCAAGCCGAACGGTACTGGTGCTGCTTCTTCAAGCAATCCACAGTACGCATTCAATGTGCTTCCTTTGACTTGGACTCCTGTTGCTGGTGCTGTTGGCGATCTTGCTACCGCATCGGTCACCTATCCAATCGATGGTGCAGTAACTAAGACCGGTACTGGCGCATAACTTTTCTAGTTAAACCTTAACCCTGCGGAGGAAAAATGAAAATAGCGTTAGAAGTAACGTCGTCATTGGATCAATCAAAGCGCACCATTATTGCTGCGTTCCCAGACTTCATCGCCTTTGAACAGAAGTTCAGCAAGAGCGTTGCAAAGTTTGAGGCCGAACTAACTCTCACCGATTTAGGTTTCTTGGCTTGGCATTCTGAACATCGCACGAAGCGCACAGGTTTAGATTTTGATTCATGGATTAACGAGATTGAAGCATTGGAGTTGGGTAACCAAGCTGACGCTGTGATCGTCCCTTTGGAGATCAGTCAGCCCATTGGATGATTGCGTATCTGTCTGTTGAGACAGGTATCGCTCCTTCGGTGTTGCTGGCAGAAGACCCTCGAATGTTGTTCACAATGTTTGCTTATTTGCGTTGGAGAGCAATTCATCTAAACAAGTAGTCTTGCTGTATGGCGGTTTACGGTAGAGCAGGTCAAGTCACAATTACCGGTGG